CACACGAAGCCGCCTTACATCTATGCCCTGAGGGGTTGACCATCCACCCTGCATGTTTTGACCTATTTTAAATATCTGATTTGAACCAGACAAACCGACACCCTTGGCGTTAGAGGTGCTAGACTCTAGTGTTCCGTTTACAAAAAGCTTGCTGACTCCGTTTTCTACATCCATAACAAACTGACACTTAATCTCATCGTAAGCAAACTGTATGCCGCTGTCAGGTATACCAAGGTCAAAATCTTCATTAGATTGACCTGAGTTAAAATTAGCCGCCACCAAGTTAGAATGTGGGGGTTTAGAGCCTCCAAAGCTATTGCCAGTCTGAGAACCTGCATAAACGTCAAAGGACAGCCCGTGCGGAATGCGCAACTTGTCTGCGATTGAGGTGCCATCGGGATAAGACCCCACTATTCTAGGCGCTGATGTTCCAAAATTAAATCCACCTCCAGTGAACTCAGTATAGTAGCCTGTATACCCGAAGAACTTAAAGTTGTCTTTGTTGGCTGCGGCGCCAATAGGTACTAAGTGATCAATACCCGCAGAATACTTAAAAGCAAATTCTACAGTAAAGCTGCTGTCGTAAGGTATGAAGGCGTCTTTTGTGTACTTCTCTATATCCCCTTCGTCTCCCGCCGCTACTGTGACTACCTGTCTGCGAAAGTGAGCCCCACCACCGCCTGGGAAGCCATCATCAAGTCCAAGTCTTATATATCCATCATCTGTTTTTTGTGGAGAATTGTACGCATCAAAGACAAGCCCGAAGACATCGTCTACCCAGGCTTGCCCAGAAACGTAATTCGCAGCGTTAAGATCTAAGACCAGAGGCAGTAGACTTAACTGATAAGCTATAGATATATCGGCTGACTTGATTGCTGAATCAACGCTTATGTCTACAGACTTGACTGCTGAGTCAACAGATATGTCTGACGACTGAATAGATGAATCAATAGTGACATTGCTAGACGCCACAGAAACGTCAACACTTATATCCGATGACTTTACAGCAGAGTCGGCTGTTATGTCTACGGACTTTACAGAAGGGTCAATGGTGATGTCAGATGACTTCGTAGATACGTCAACCGATATGTCAGAGGACTTAACGGAGGGGTCTACAGATACACTGTAGTGCTTACCCATGACTTACGTTACGGTAACGTCCTCTTCTACAAGAAACTCACCTGTCACCCATGTCTGAAGGCCAGAGGTGTTTAGAGCCTGTATATCATATACATATTCGCCCCCCACAAGGTCGATCATGTCTGTATACGGGACATTTATCAAAATGATGCCATTAGTGGCAGGCGAAGATGTTTCTGGGATAGTGCTTATAAGGGCCCCATTAAGTGCATCGTCAGTGTTTTCCCTACGTATCTCCATCTTAAAAGTATACCCATCTATATTTAAGGCCGTTCCAGAGGAATCCTTAAAGTTAATATTTAGCAGAAGGGTGTCTCCTCTACGATGAGTTATATCGAGAGTCTGAGCGATGTCTGTGCTTACTGTTGCCATTATTGATCTGTTATGTCTGGTTCTACGTTAGGCTGCATAGGGGATCCCGTCCCCTCTTTCTGGGCCATGAGTTTACTAGTCAAAGCTGCCTGCTGATTTACGCGAGCTTCCTTGCCTTCGTCTTTCATAACCTCTAGCTTCTCTTTAAACTCTTGGTCTTCGGTTCTAAATCCGAGGGTGGCTTGAGCTCTAATCATCTCGATCTCTCTTCTGTGCTGATGCTTGAGCTTTTCAAGCTCCATCTCCGCCTGAGTCTTGGCCTGTATCTTCTGCATCTCAACTTGAGCCTCCATCTGTATCTCTTGCTGCTTAGCCTGTGCTGCGGTTTGTGCGGCCTGCTGAGCCACCTGCGCCTGCTGCTGAGAGTTCTGCTGAGCTATCTTCTGTTGCTCCTTCTGACGATTCTTTCTCTTGACCATCAAGAGTCTCTCCGCCTGATTGACATCCTTTATGTTACGCACCAACAGGGCGTCCTCAAGGTCTATCTCCTTCTGGCTCAAGGCCACCTGTATACTCTGCTCCAGGTACTGCTTGTCTGCAGACTCCATCTCTTTCACCACCTGCACCCCGAAGTTAAACATGGGCAGGTCTTTGAATGAAGACAGAGCCTCCATATTCTCCTTACCTATAGCGTTCTCATAAGACTTGAATATGACGGACTCCTCAGGCAGGATCTGCAAACACTTTACCACGTCACTACAAACCTTCTTGTAGAGTATCATAGAGGCATTAGTGATGTCGTAGATAGCGTTGTTACCCGCTGCGATTGCTTGTTCTCGCACACCCACCAGGGCGTCTCCTTTGGGAGAGCTAGAGTCCATGGCCTCGTTAATGCCTGTCGTGTCCCTGATCATTCTCAGGTAGTGGTTGTATAGACCTATGAGCTCGTTGATATTTCTTATGCTGTTGCCTATCTCACGAACTGGAGGATTTTGGAAGCCTCCCTCTGGGTTCTTGCTTCTGTAGTAGAAGACACCAGTCTGCTCGTAGATATCGTGCAACTCCAGCGGTTGCAACTCCCCACCCTTGCCGAGCTGTACGTTCTCCAGCCCCTCGATATCAATGATCAAGCCGTCGGGCTTGGCCTTGGCTATAGCTTGCTGTATCTTAAGGTGAGTCAGCTGAAGCATGTCGGCAAAGCCCACACAGCTATCTACCATAGACTTAGGCATCAAGCGATTGATGTTTGTAGCGACAACAGAGTAAGACAAAGAGGCCTTGCTTAGGTCGTGTACATTCTTAGGGACATTGGTTCTTTTGCCGTAACCTATGACATGGTCTGTGCCCAATATGTATATGCCTTTGTAAACGCACTCGATAGGCATGCAGTGAGGCGTTCTTGAGAACACGCTGTTCTGCTTCTCCATGTAGTCAAACCCTTGATAGAAGAAATTTACGTTTCCGTGTCTGTTCTCCTTTTCCTCAAAGTGCATCTTGTCAACAGACTTAAACTCGAACTCCATAATGTCCAGTGAGTACTCATCATACTCGTAGGCCGTTCTATCTGTGAAGTCGTCGTACTGTGTGGTTCTAGTGTAACTGGACTTGCCCTTGGCCTTTCTAGAGATCTTCTCAAAGTCCTCCTCCTCTAGCTCACCACCTGCCAGCCTCTTAAGCTCTGCAATACTTACGGTCTTAACGTGACCTGCGTACAATATGTCATCAAAAGAGGGATCTTCTGTGTAGCTGTGAACAAACCTAGACGGATCTACATACTCCACTTTGATACCGTAGTTAGGATCGTTGGACCTCTTTACCACAGACATACCCAGAGCTACGAGGTCATTGACACAGCGCCTAAACGTTCCGTCATTGAAGTTGTTCCAAGACAGGGTGAGGTTGGTAGCAATCTGTGCCGAGATCTCCGCATCTGTCTTGATGTTGCTATCGAGGTAGATTTCTGCCTCCTCCATAGTTTCGGGCAACTTGTCGGGATCATCGCCAAGAACAAGACCGCCTGTAGTTTCTTTAAGCTTCTTTAGCTCCTCCCTGAGCTCTACCTGATTTTTGATTCTACGCTTCTCGTTGTTCTTTTCAGAAGAAGAGAAGGGATCTATAGCTTCAAGATTGGGGTAGGGGTTCTTGGAGAGGATTTTGTTTACTACGACTCTCACGAACTTAGGCAGTACGGGTACTGGCGTGTAGTCCATATTCATCAAGCTGCCGTCACCCGAGTTAGGGTCTAGGCTATTCAAAAGCCTCTTGTATATAGAGGTGTCTTGTATACCTATAGCATACTTTCTGTTTCTCTCGAATATCTTTCTTCTCTTCTTTTGGAGACCGTTCTTGTCTCCTGCACCACGCCACTGCGACTCTATGGCCTTGGCGTACATCAATCCGTACCTCTTATCTGCCTTCTTTTCCGCTGGCGCTAGGGGATCAGGAAATGACTGATTAGTCTTTGAGGTATTGTACATCTACGGTAATTATTGATGCAAATATAACAAATCAGCCGATAGTCTTATACCTTCTAAAGAACTTAGCCTCAGAGAAGTTAGATGCCTCTTTGGGTTTTGACTTTTGCGCGGCCAAAAGAGCCAATCCAGAAGATATTGTAAGGTCAAACTTTGTCCTATCCGTAATCTTAAATCCAATCCAATCCTCTAACGTTCGGTTAAGATACATAGATCCAAACTCGCCTGTATCTCTGTTTATGCCGACGTGGTCGTGAACGTAGGCCTCGATGGCCTGAGCGTGAGATTGTATTACGTCTTGTGAGTTTGAAGGGATGCCCTTTGTCTTGACCTTTACTGATGACGACCCACTGCTTAGGTGCGAAGGTCTGTCCATAAGGTATCCGTCATACCCCCTTGTTTCGAAATACCTAGCTATACCATACTTGTTGTTCTCTATCAAAAGTGGGTACCCATAAAATACAGCAGCCATAAGAACATCCTCGTAGAATATCTTGGCTAGTGGTGGTCTAGATGCGTACTCAAGAACAAACATATTGGATGGGTGCTCCATGTGAAACTTATTGTACAGGTGCAGCGCACCCTTAGACCCCCTTCCGTCTACCGTAGCGTCAAGGTCATAAGAGTCAACACCTCCAACGCCTAGTACCTGGTGTGGCGGAACTCTCTTTCCACGCTCCTCTTTCTTGACGTTTCTCAGCTCAGGAGGCGGCATCCACGCAATCCTAAACCTTCCCGTAGGATCTGGAGAAAACACAACCTCTGAGTCCTGCACCCCACCCCTCCACACAAAGTTACCTATGACTACGGGGTTCGGGAACAGATCGTCATTGTATTGTATCTGCTCGTATATCTTACCCACGTTAAAAAGGCTTCCATCAATACTATCTCGAAAGGCCTCGTCTGTAGTAAAGGGAAACTGCCTTGTAACCTCATTGAGCTCAGAGGCGTCATTCTTCAAGGAGTCCCTTTCATTCTTGAGGTAAGTCTTAGCCCCTATGTTTATGGGCTCTCCGTCTATCCCGTCAACAGGCTTAGGTGGGTCGTTGGATACAGCGTCTCCGTATCTATCAAAGAATCCCTCTAGAGACTGGTGAGCTGGAATGAATAGGCGGTACAGCCCTGATATTGTTCTACCGTTGGCGTTCCTCTCGCTCGGATTCGAATCTCTCCACAGCTCCTTGTACTCCCTCCCACCCTTGTCCATTGGATTTACGGTGCTTCCGACCAGTGCTTTTCCTACGATTTTTCGCCCGACGATCAAACACGTCCGTTGAATCCTCCAGGCGTCCCTTATGTCTGTAGGTTTTTCCCATTTTCCTGCCTCATCTAAATACAGTATGTGGAGCTTCTCCCCGTCATACGCATTGTTGGTTGTGTTTTTCCAGTTAATTACAGTGTTCAGAGCCTCGCCCTTGTGTGATGTTTTGTTGTTTTTTGTAATCCTCTTGCTGGGCTCACGGAACGCCAGCTCCATACGAGGGTTCGTGGTTCCGTCTTGAATAGGTTTGAAGAAGAATGGGTAGCTGCGGAACATCTGCACCACCTTCTTCATAAAGATGTTTTCCTGAGCGTCTTTACCAGTTTTAGACTGTATGCCAAGAAGTTTTTCCTTAACCTGAGAAGCCTCATCAACGAGAACAGCGGAACAGATATTAGTATACCCAGAGCGGCGACACTTAGTATATAGCTGACCGATACAACGGGGATCAGCTTCGCACGCAGCCATGTGTAGAAATATTTCACGTTGGAACGCAAGATAGTCAGGATATCCTATATCCATCTTGGTCCACTGAAGCATCATATAGTGCCTACCCGTAATATACGTAGGGACACCGTTGTTATAGAACCAAAAGCCCTCACGCCTACGTCTAAACTCCTCCTCGACATACGGACGAAACCTTTCTCTGAACTCTCTGGGCATCTCGGCCCACTCATCCATACTCTTAACCCTAGACATTTCCTCTGGCATAGGAGTCCTTTCCCACAGCTGCATGAGCTTTGACCTTTCATGTCCCTCAATTTTCTTTTTGGGAGGCTTAGCGGGAAGTGCAATGAGTAGATCACCAAGTTGGATAATTTCACCTTGCGTACCCTGGGGGCAAATTGAGACAATATCCCCATCGTAATCTTTATTTTGTATTAGCCCACTCAAAACCAAGGTTGATTAGACAAAAACTCTAGCCAATCAAGAACAGTAACCACGCCGTCGCCGTCGTAGTCATATGTCTTGTTTTCGGTGCCAAAGGCATTGTAGAACCCTGCCACCTCCTGCATGAAGTCTAGAAAGTCTTGCATTAGAATACTTGACCCCAGCGATTGCTTCTAAAGCTTGGGGCGCCTTTTTTGGGGTTAGCAAGCTCCATGTGTTTGCCACAAGAACATAGAACGTCGTGTTGAGCCTTTCCGTCTACAAAACTAATGCGGACGCCTGTGGCCTCCTTGGTCTCCCCGCAGGGACATTTGTAACTAGCCATTGAATTAAATTTAGTACACCCGCAGGGACTCGAACCCCGAACCCTCGCCTTAGAAGGGCGATGCTCTATCCAGTTGAGCTACGAGTGCATGCCGTCAAACACTGTGCTTAGGTCCAGTCTTCTTAGCTCTGTTTTTAGATTGATGTTGCGGTCTGGTTCTGTCAGAACGGCCCGTATGTGCATTGTCGATATTATCTCCATTCCCATAAGTACCAAGGCGCCTACCTATAGCGTTGAGCTTAGCCCTGTACCTCTTAGCCTTAAGCTTTTTTCCGTACCGAGCATACTCCTTCTTGTAGTCGCGTTTGAGTCTCATGGAGCAAATATAACAAATTGTTGGGACGGTGGGACTTGAACCCACGACTTCCTGTGTATAAGACAGACGCTCTAACCAACTGAACTACGCCCCAGTTGATAAGCCCTATATGCGCAGAGGGCCGTCTGACGAAAACCAACAACTTAATCCTCGATCTTGTCGTTCCAGGAATCCTCCCAGAACTTGTAATCTGTTTTATTGTATTGCCATACTATTTCTTTCCAATCATTTAGAGAATCTTTCAGCGAAACCTCCGCTGTAGTCTTTTGCTTGTTCAATTCCTCCATCTGTCTGCAGGTCTTTAATCATTTGCTCCAATCGCTGTCTTTCAACGATTAGCTCCTTACAGTCCGTAGCTGTCTGCTTAATAGACTGTAGCTCTGCCTTGCGTGCGCTACCGTTGATCTCTGGATCAACAGGCTTCTTGATCTCGTCGATCATATTGTCTATCGCCGCCTCCATAGAGGCCATAAGCCTTTTAGCGGCGCTTACCGTGTCAAACTTCTTCTTCGACATACAGTAGGTCTTGAGCTCTGGTGCGATACATCTCTACGTCGTCAATCTTGATGCGGTAGTCTCTGTTTTGCTTGAAACCCACCACGTCTCCTTTTTTGAGTCCCATGTCTACTGCTTCGTCGCATGTGTAAACAACGCGACCCTTTGTAGGTAGCGCTTCTTGGGTAGAAACAATCTCGATGGTATCTGACTCAAGGTCCGTCTCCTCTACGCTATCCAGCAAGCACCAGCCGCCGAGGCACTTTACTTCGCCTGTCTTCTTACTCTTGTATGCTATAGCCTGGTTGCCCAAAGCCTCTTCTCCGTACTGCACGAAGTAGTGGTTGTCTTCACCAGTAAGCACCTGACCCTCCTGCATAACAACGAGGTGATGGAAGTACAGGGTGTCCCCTACCTCAACGCCAGTATCGTACTTAAAGGGCACACACACCACAGGACCCTGAGTGATTCTATAATCAAACTCTGAGTTCTCAAACTTAGTCTCTACGTAAAGCTCTAGGCCTGATTCAGTCTTAATGGTGTCGTCTACGGTTTTCTCTAATTCAACTATGAAAAGGTCAAACGTCTTCATTTTTGGAGTCTTTATAAGGAAACATTTCATTTAATTTCTGCTGGCGCTTAGCACACCCACAATCTGTGTTAGTGGCCTTATTGTATGCGTCAACAATTTTTTTAATTCTGGTTATCCTGGTGATGTCGGCTATGGTGTCGCCGAGACCCTCAGGCTTTTTCTTAGTATCCTCCTCCATAAGATCTTGTGCTTGTGGTTTGTCTAACCGATGAGCTTCTAGGAATATTCTCTCTAGCCTTCCATGCGTTGCAAAGGTATGAGCCTTTTACTATGGCTGACCACTTTGTGCAATAAGATTGAGCGGTATTGAAAAACTCACAGTTTGAGCACTTCTTGCTTGCGTTGCCTAGGCGGTACGCATCGGGCAACTGGTCGGATATAAGTCCTCCGCCAGGGTATTTTCTGTGTGACATCTTAAAAGTTTAAGTCAAATTCAATCATACAGGGCATGTTATCTACAGACTTCCAGAGAACCTGCGACTCATCCTCTTCTTGCAAATATACAAGGTATCTCTTAAATCCGTGTCTATACAGGTGCTCTTCATCCATAACTATGGCGCTGACGTGCCCCTTTCCTGCCCGCATACCCACATAGTACGCCATGGCGTCTTTCGGGTCGCGTCCAATAATAATCTTCCTGATAAGTCCTTGCATTTAATTTAGTGATATGCCCAGGCCATTAAGAAGGTCGTCGAGATCGTCATCCTCCTTTTCTGGTGGGTGGTAGGTTTCTTTCATAAAGTCCGTGAGCTCTTCGAGCTCTTCTTTCGTTTGTGCGTTGTAGCTGTATACTGCTTGCATTGATGCGTCGCCAAAGATATCTACTGTGGTAACACCCACAACCATCACCGACATCATCCTGTCTCTGACGCCAAACTCATCGGCCAACTTGTCCATTTCTATAGCCAGCTCTCTAACTCTATACAAAAATTCTTGGTCGTCCATGTCTTTATGTATTAACTTTGTTGTATGCCCATCAAAAAGCCAAAGAAAAAACTCTTTCGGGAGTTCTCGAAGCTCAATCAAAGATACGTAAAAAAAAACCACCTTAAGCATCTAAGGACCAGAACGAAGGAGTTCTGCAGAAAGAACGACATCTTCGAGAAAGAACTTATGTTTATGCTCTGGGCATACGACCTAGAGTTCTGGACGCTTAGGTTTGCCGCCAAAGAGTACGACTACTCTCAGAAGAAGCTAGGCGAAAGAATCGTGTACGAGCTGGTGAACCAGGGGTACATATACAAGTACTTCGATAAGCTTACTCCATCAGACACGTATGAAGATCATCTCTTCAGGGATGAAACCAAGTACAACTACAGGGTGAGGTATGCGCTTACTCAGAAGGCAAGGCTTCTTGTTCAGCGCTTCTACTCAATGTTTCAGCGTCCCTGACCCCCCTATACTTATTATGCTGTTACTCTGGTGCTTCTCCTTCGTCATACC